CAGACCCTTCTTTGCTCGCAACCATTCTTCAATTTGCCAGCAAGTCAAAGAATTGCCGATGATAGTAATCCAGAAAGCCATATCGTCGCCTGCTTTGGTCAGGCGCTCGATTTCGGCCTTGAGGCGGGCGTTTTCGGCTTCCAACTCTTTTGCCATATCGCGCTCGATGGTATAGCAACGCCACAGGTCGATGACGGCTTCGCTAATCTTGAAGGGATCAGGTTCGCTCACGGCTGCACCTCTTTTGCGGCGTTCCATTCTGGAATAAGTTTTTTCCATCCAATCGGGAGGTATTGAAACGACCCCCAGTGTGCTAAAAGAGCGTGTTCAGCCATCGCATCACCGGCCTTTGTCAGACGCTCGACCTGTGCTTGTAGTTGCTCATTCGGAATAATGGTTCGCGTAGTAAATGATCTGAGACGCACGATTTCGGCTTTGGCGTTTTCTAACGATTGTTGAGCTTTATCTTTTTCAAATCTCAAATCATTCAAATCTTTACGGGAAATCTGACGGTCTTGTTTGAGGGTTAATTTAAACTTTTTTACCTCGGCCTTGAGGCGGGCGTTTTCTTCTTCCAGCGCCTTCACCGCTAATTCGGCGGCTTCAATAGTAATCCAGCGACTCATTTCAAACCTCCTTTGATTTGCTCAACGTCAATTACTTGTGGATCAGTAGAATAACCTGGGAAGGCCTTTTGGTTTAAGCATTCCGCGTAAAGCTTTACCACAAGCTCAAAATCCGCAGCTGCCAGGTTAATCATTCCTGGGCCCATTTCAAAAATGGCTACGCCATTAGGTGCATTCTTTTCCACCACAATGAAACGAAAACCTTTAGGCGCTTGCTTCATTAATAAGTTATAACAAACAGCGTAAAAGTAGGCCTGCAGGTGGTAACGAAAACTAAATGCAGTGTTTTTAAAACTGCGTGGGGTAGCATCGTCGTTAGTGGTTTTAATGTCATATAAGTAACCATCATTACCCACTGCATCGATGGCAAATTTAAGGGGAACATTACCGTAATCTACCTGGCCCATTAGCTCCGTGGTGGCGAACGTAATGCCATTAGCGAGCATAATGCCAGCGATGGCCTTAGCCATATTTTCTAAACTTTCATTTTGTTCCTGGGTGATAATGGCCTTTCCTTCATTGGCCTGGGTAAAAGATTCCCAGATGGCCTTACCATCCTTTGTGCGTCGGTCAACTTCCGGCGCCACCGCGTAAATGTCGGCAGCTTCATTAGGTTGCAAAACCTTTGCGTGCAAAGCTCGGCCCAGGGCCAGCGCTGGGGTGTCTTTCTTTTCCTCCTGTAGCCAATGCAAGTAATGCAGTGGGCTTTGGAGTAACATTTTACTGCCAGAGTAGTTTAAAGCTACAGTGGCATCATAATTTTGTCGGGTTTTGATGATGGGCATAATGATTAGGTGGATTTCTTTTTAGTGGGTTTAGTAGTTTTATATTTATTTTGGGCTTTTAAATATCTGGTAACGTCCTGGTGATCTTCGTGCTGGAATAAGCTATAGGTACCGTTGCCGGGTGGTTTAGGAAATCTGGTCCTATATTTAAAACCTTGGGCGATAAGCTCCTTAGCTTCAAGGTTAAACATTTTGGCAGCGTCATAAGCTCCGATGCCCAGGCGCTTGGCCTCATCGATTTGAACCTGTAAATTAAAAGGTACTACCTCTACCTGGTGATCTTTACGAAAGAATGCATTCTGGCGATGGGGGCAGGCAACCAGGAATTTGGCACGTTCGTAGCTAATTCCTAGCACATAAGCTCTGACCCGTAAATCAAAGGCCAACGGCCTAATGTTATTGGTCACCATAGCTAGCCAGCTTATCGGCCAATGATTCGCCCATAAGCTTAATAACTTTTTCCCATCCCCAAGTAAACGAATAATCGTGGTCCATTGGTATTTCTCGCGTAATTTCGCCTATAGACAGGCCTTCTTCAACATTTGCAGCTTCTACATCCGGGCAATTCATCCGAATCGTAATGATTTGGGCATTACTCATCGTTTCCTTTAAATAGGTATATTCGTTTAAATAACGCCAATCGCTAACGACGATGTAGGTTAAAGGTTCGCCTTTGCTCGCGTTATAAACTTTATTAAACAGCTTTTCAATAAATACCGTGGAATTGATGGACCTGGCAAGCTTACCACAGGTTACCAGAAAATCCCGGTATTTAAGTTTATCGCCTACATTATAAGATAGGTCCACCTTTAGATCCAAATGCTCAAAAAACATATCACAGGCGTATTTTAAGCTATCCGCAAAGTTAATATGGTAACAGCGCTTACCCTGGGCCTTTAACCTGGTGCAAATGCTATTACCCAGGGTAGTTTTACCGCTTCGAGCATATCCGGTGATAAGCAGCAGGATGATGTTTTTATTTTCCATTAAAATGGCACCCCATCATCGGCCGCATCGTCGTCAGGTGGGCCAGGCAAGCGCTTGGCTGGTCCGTTAGATGCACCGCCAATGGTTTCAATTTTATTAAACTTATATTTGTAACTAGGGCGGCCGTTAAAGGGTTTATCTTCTTTAACGTCTAAATGAAAATTACCATAGCAACCGAAAGCTGGTTCCAGGATGGTAAACAAATCATTCAAATCCATATCTTGGCTGGGCGTTTCAATCTTACGGCCCGTTAAGCGGCCTACCAGGATAGCGATGGCCTGTGGGTACTTAGCGCTAAAATACTTATTTAAACAATTACCAGCTTCATCCGCAAAAAAAAGCGTACAGGTGGCATAGGTTTTATTTGTATCCTTATCTGGTTTGGACCATTTAAACTTTAAAGCTACCTTTTCATCTTTTGGACGAAAGAGCTTAAGCTTATAGGTGCCAGATTTGCTAATGGAAACAAACGGTGGGTAATCGCGACGTTGCATAGGGAAAATTAGTAATCCTGGTTATCTTCGTTAGTGTTATCTTCCACTGCTCCTGCAATATTATTAGTAATGTCTAGGGCGGCCTCGATGCGTTCCTCTAGCCGGCCAATGGTATTACGAATTACTTTAATGGAGCTGTGGACGTTTTTTAGACGGTCATAAAGAAATTTCAGGTCAGCAGCTTCCTCCAGGGTATCCGCGTCTAATCGGCCGTGTTCGGTTTTAGCTGCGTTAATGCTATCCACTAAATGGCGCGTATCATCGCCTACCAGATCCATATCACTAAACAATTCAAGGTAATCGATATGGTCTTTAACCTCATTCAACATCCTGCGTACATTTTCTATGTTATGCATTTTTTTTAGAGGGAAAATTTTCGTTAGTAATTATGGCCGGGCCTTCGGCCGTACCCGTGGCGATATAGAATTGCACGTTAGCTTTTACTAGGGCAGGTAATTCATTCCTGCGCCATTTAATGATGGCATCTAGGAACCTGTTAGAGCTGGTGCTGTGAACTTCTACGTAAAAGTTAACATCATCTAAAAGCATAACCAGGGCGTGGTGGCCGCGTTTAAGTTTTAACTCTTTTACCTTTTCGGTAACTGATTTGGGTACTGGTTTAGCTACTTTCATATAATGTCCTGTGGGTGAACCATAAAATGGTGGTGTTTCCATTTGGACCAAAGCTCATAATTACGATTTGTGGGAATCGTCGGTAGCACCGTTTTTTTCCATCGAGCCCATTCACCACGCCAGCTAAAATATTCTTTACCAAAAACTTCCCCACCGTCCAGGGTATCAGCTCCAAATTCAGCATTCTCTACCTTGCCATCATCCCACATTAAAACCAGGGCATAATCGCAGGGCATTTTATTAAACATCATCGTAACCTTATCCGGTGGGGTACGATGTTTACTAGGATAAGCGCACCCCATTATTCTCGTGGTGGGAAAATGGGTTTAGTAGTCGAACCTGAATTAATGATGGTTTTAACGTTCGGTAACGTGGGGCCTGCACCCAGGCCAGCTACAGCGTTACCATCATCATCTAGATCCACTGCGATAACGCAGGCGGTACAAAGGTGCTGGCGGCGCAAGTATGTTAATACCCCACCGATGTGTTGAGGGTTAGTAATATGCTCAACGCTGTATCCCAATGGTTTCTTATGGAAAACATCACCAGATTTATGGCGAAATGAAGTAACCACATATACCATTTTATTTTCGCCACTGTAAGCATCCTGCTCCACTGCCAGGTTATGTTTAGCCAAAATTGGTTTAATGGTTTCAATAATTTCGGCCAATGACGCATAACGGGATTTAAAAGCAGGGTTAACGCGATCTGCGGAAACATTACCTACTTCATTAAGAAAGTTGCGGTAATCTTCCCAAGGCGTATTAGCTACAGCTGGTGCTGGAGCTGGTGCTGGAGTTGTTTGATTCATAGGTAATTCAGCTTCATTCTTTTTAATGGGCGTGGTTTTAATCATAGGTTATTTTAATTTTTCTAGGTCTTTAATGGAAATTTCTTTAGCGCCACGTCGGCCTTTAAGCACCGGTGAATAATAAACTTCCCCATCTTTAATCGATGAAGGGGTAAGCAATCGGGCCAGCTTATCACCGTCGATAAGAATGTACCGCGTGCCAGGAATTACGTGGATCTTCGCGTTAGGTGGAATAGGTTTTAATTTTGACATACAAAATGACGTACAGGATGACGTACGGGATAACGTACAAATTAGTTAATGGCGTTTCGTTTTGCTGCGTCAAGGATTAGTAAAGCATCTGCGGACCATAGCGTTACGGCCACATCTGGGTAAAGCTCACCAGCTCGCTGTTTTAATTTATTCTTCCAAGCTGTGGTGCTTAGGTCCCCCTTGGTTCCTACCGGGTGAGCTTTTAACCATTTGGGTGGGCGTACCAGGTTAATTTTCCATTTGTGCGCTACCGCAGCACCATAGATAACACCCACATTACGCTGGAGCTTACCAATGGCCGAACCTGGGATAAGGCGGCCAGTAAACATAGGAGGATCTTCTAGGTGAAGCTCTACCCAGCTGGTAAGCTTGGCAAGCTTTGCGATAAATTCGGCCACATCAAAATCCGTTGGTGGCATTTTCACCGCGTAAACCTTCCCTTGAAATTGCCAAACTACGCCACCATTAACACCGGGGTCAATAGCCACAATTAGCAATTCTGACGATTGGGCGGCGGTCATAAGTTATTCAATACACCGTTCCCGCTGTGTAAGGCAACGGGAATAATAAAAGGGTGGTCGGGCTTGGGATTTCACCAGCCAAAGAACGCTTGCAATCGCTCCCTGAACACCTTGCCTTGCGACTGAACTAGTAAGTCGCTTGCTCCCGACCGTAAAAAGTAAGTGTTGGTCATTCAAAGTTTACTTGCAAAGATTCCCGACGCGTTCCGCAGCGTCCTTGCTTGTGGCTGGGGCGTTGATGGGATTAAAGCTTAATTTCTTCGCACCGTCAAAACCAAGGTTCCACGCTAGGGCAATTTGCTCCGGCGTTGGGTTAATAATCCCTTCAGAGCTGAAACGATTCCGTAACCATCGCAAATACGCGTACCCGATGGCCTCCTGGGCGGCCGATGAGCGCCAGGAGGATAATGGCCAGGTACGGTGGCCTTCGGCCTTAAGCTGGGTATTAGCATCGTGCCAGGAGGCCACGTGCTGCTGGTACTTACCGAACGCGGTATAATGGTCCCCTAGGGCGTTAGGGTTATTACCCGATTCTACTAGGCCAATGGCCTGCATAATCTTGTCATCGGTCAAGGCCTGGACATAGGGCGTAGAAGCCATTAGGATGGCCAGCAGTAGGGGTTTCATAATCGGCGAGGGGTTTGGCTACCAGTAACATTATGGCCATCGTAATTATAACTATAAACTAGGCCAATCCACCCACCTCCTGCTTCAAATGGATCTAGTAAGATGTTAGAAGCTCCTGCGGCCTCCAGGGCCTTCCGACATTTTTTAACGGGATTATGCAGGATGGGAAACGCGTAGCGTGCGTTATAAATGTCGCCGGTCATTATGCGTTCGTTAACGAAATAGATTTCTTGCAAAAGCTCCTGGAGCGCATCGCTAATTTCGTTATGCATAGTTTTTATTTTTTATATTCTTCTGGGACGGGTTTGGCATCGGGTACGATGGCAGTACCAGCTGTTATAGCGTCGGTAAGGAATAAAATGCGTTGGCGCATCTTTTCTAACTCCTTAGACTGTTCATCAATCACCTCGGCCTGGAGATCTATAATGTTATTCGCTTTGCGTACGTAATTGGCTAGCACGCGTGCATTTGTTTGCAAATGCGTGGCCGTTAACCAGGGGAAAAGCCACCATCCGCGTGGCATTTCATCAAAATTAAGACGTTTCAATTTACGCATTGTTAGCTTTGCGATAAGGACCACGTACCCGGTAGTTATTCCATTTAATGTTTAAGCGCTTGGCGTATTGCATTACGGTGGGCGTTGAAACCTTTAAACGTTCGGCCGCTTCTTTAAAGCTAAGGCCAGCAGTGTTATATTCGTTTAAAGGTGCTAAGGCGGCCTCTAAACGTTTTTTAATGATATTTTGATTACGCATTGTGGGAAGGTTTAGAAATGTGGGTTTTCAATAATTTCGATAAGGTTGGGGCCATCGGCCAGAAAATAAATCATCGCAGCCAGAAATAATGCTAAAGCAATAATTTTAATAATATTCATAGGAGTAAAACCTGAGTTATTTTTTAGCTTCGTCAGAAATGGATTTTTGAATTTCGTATTCAGTTTGATAGATCACCATCATAGCTTCACCCAAAAGAAGGGAGACGCGGCCAGCTGGTGATGTTGGCGTAGGTTTGCATTCATCTACCCCGGCCTTGAGGCCAGCGATATGCTCGGCCAGCGCCAGGAACGGGTTAAGATTTTTAACTGCTTTAGCTTTTTTAGTTTTTTTGGGCATTGTGATGTTTGATTACATTTGCGAAAGACCGTTTTTCACGTTCCAAGCGTGGGCAAGGTTATCAGTTTTAATCCAAGCCGCGTAAGCTTTGAGGTCGGCAAGTTTTTTCGCTTCGCGTTCAGCGAGCGACATTGCTTGCCAAGCACGTTGAGCTTCGGCGTTTTTGATTTTGTTGAGGGCGTTTTGAGCGGTGGTGTTTTTCATAACGCTAACAGTTGAATATAATTTTTTATTCAGTGTCAACGTCTTAAATAAAATAATTTATTAGACGGCCGTCCCAGGGTAACTTAGCCATCCCAGGCCACCCAATCCAGGCCACCAGCACCCCTTAAATCAGTCAGAAATAGGCCTAGGCGGCCTTTTCCCTTATCATTCGTATAATCACCGCCACCCCAACCCCTAAGCACCCTATTCCTAGGGCCCATCCTAGATCGCGACAGGCCTTGAGCGCTAATGTTGCGGTACTGAGCTGGTGCTCTAGGTTTTTATCGTCGGATTTTATTCCACCATCGGTAATTAGCAGGGCCATAGCGTTAGAGCTACCAAAGCTATCTAGGACATAATTACAGATTAATGCCACGACCAGGGCCGTTATAGCTGCTGCAGTTAGCAGGCCTATAATCGCCAGGTGCAGGTTAACGTGATTTGCGTCCTGCTTTACGACGTTTCGGCTTTTCATATTTGGCGAGCTCCTGTTTACCACGGGCGTGGATAATCTTTAAAAGGTAGTCCAAGCTTTCCGGTGATGCGTAACCGAAAGCACCGATAATAGCCATTTTAAGGGAAACACTGTTAATTTTATCATCGATGGCGTACCCGACAAAGCACGCGGTAATCGACGCTGCCAGGATTCGACGAACCACCCACCAGAAAGTTACCTTTTCCGTGGAAAGTAAAAGTCGCGCTACCATAGCCAGCGAACCCAGTACGCCAGAAATTATCCCATCTTTAATCTGCTGGTTAGCCAGGACGGTATCTGAATCTACTGGTGATGGGGGGGTAGCCATTAGGTAATTTTAACTGGAGTAGTGTGTTTGCTTTGCACCACGCGTCGGTAATTTTGGGCCCAGATGATTTTAGCGATGGCCTTGCCCATCGCATCTATCCTGCTTTCCGAAAGCTCAGGGAATTCAAGATGGCAGATTTCGTGGCACAAAACCTCCAGCTCGCGGAACGGTGATAACCTGGTGTCGATTTCGATAAGAGGGTTAGCTGGATCGTGGTGGGCTTGTCCCCAGGCACGTTCGCGGCCCAGCTTGCGCCAGATTACTTTAACCTTTCTTTTGGCCATTTTTTTCCTCGGTGAAAATGTGCCAAGTAATGATGAATAGGACCACCAGGGCCAGCAGGCCAATGATAGGGACAAACCAGTTAGAATTAAGCAGGTAGGGTACTGCGCCGACGATGGTACCAGAAACCATTAAGCCACCACCAGCCATTACCCGGCCTAAAGCTAGGGCGATGCCACCCAAGGTAAGCAGGCCTACTGCTGCCATTGTGTAGAGCTTGCGGTCAGCATCGCGTTCCACTGCTTCCACCTTCTTCTGCAGCGTTAAAATCTCCTGGTTTTTAAGAGCTGAGACGCGAGCAGCTTCTTTCTGGTCGGATTCCATCTTATTAAACGCATCGTCAATTTTCTTTTGTAAAGTCATCCCGTAAGAAATGGCTGCTTTATATTCCTCTGCGTTCATCCTTTCAGCTCGTGCGTGGGCAGCTGCCAGATCAGCGGCCGTGGGCGTGGGAAGGAAAGCAGCAGCCACTGATAATTCGTTTTCGGTTTTAGCAGTTTGTCCTAGTTTATTTTGGGCGCGAGCTTCGGCCACAGCAGCAGCCACCTTGGCATCAGATTCCGATTGCTTCTTATCCGCGTCATCTACGGCCGTGGGCATTACAGGGCCACCAGGTTGCAGTGGTAACACTGCAGGACCTGGAGCTGAAAAGAAGCTGCACCCAGAAAGCAAGATTACTGCTAGTAAACTGAATGCAACTTTTACCATTAAGGTTTTTGCTTTAACGCGTTGAGAAGCTCTTGGGCCTTAGCTTTATCATTAGCTAATTCAGCTTCCACCTTGGCCGCATCTGCCTCCACCTTATCGCGATTATTACGATAAGCCAGGATTCCGGTGATAGCACCCAGGAGGAAACCAGCTAGGAAAACAATTAGGTAATTCATATGCGTAAATTATTTAGCAGGAGTAGATGGAGCTGGTGCTGGGGTGCCAGCTGATTGCACACCAGGCACGTAGATCCATTTATTAGTGGTGATGGCGGCCGTGGCCGTGGCCGTATCCGCATAGATGTTCGCCTGCCAGCCGGTGTAAATGCGCGTATCGATTTTAACGGTTTTAACTACCATAACTTTGTTAACTGCGGTATCGACGAGCACCACTGTTTTACCAGCTGGGACGTTAACGTCTTTCGGGCCAGCGGGGGCGGCGGGGGGAGGGGCCAATGGAGCAGGAGGAGGAGTAGATGGAGTAGTTGCCATAATTTAAGAAAGGGTGAAAGGAGATGAGTGCCACGTTCCAGAGCCGTCTTTGTAGGCGAGGACATAGGACGAAACCGATGCAGCGGTTGATACGGTAAAGTATTGACTAAAATAACCGCCAACGCCGAAAGGTTGGAATCCGTCAAAGGGACAATAATTTGAACCATCCCAAACGCCGATTTGTCCGCTGGTCACATAACTTACAAATCCTCCGCCAAAAGTAGAAGCAGTATAATCACCACCTGTGTTATTAGAACCATTATTAAAGAAGATTTGAAGAGGAGTTGCGTAATAATTTAATTCATAAAACCAACTAAACAATGTCGCACAAATGGAAAGGTTTGCCACGCTCGTTGCATCAACACCACCACTTGCCGCCGTGGTCTGAACGCTACCGTCTGCAAAAGTCACCGAACCGCCATCGCCATTAGTCAGCGTCAAGTTCTGGCAATTCACTTGCCCAGCAGGAGACGAAAAGTTGCCACTTGAAAGGTTGTAGCCGTCACAATTTAAATCGCCGCCAAGTTGCAAAGCACCTGTCATCGCTCCACCAGACAAAGGTAAAAAAGTCCCAGCTGTAAAAGCAGTGGTTTGCGTGGTCGAGTCAGCGAAAATAATGCCACCAGCAGTGACGCTCGTCGTATTCGTTCCGTCCGTGACCGACACTGTGCTATTCACCGTCCCGCCGTTGAAAACCGTTGGAGCAGTCGTCATTATGCTACTATCACTAAACGTGATCCCGTAGCTTGAAACGGTAAGGCCACCCGTAAGAGTACCACCAGCTAAAAGCAAATAATTTGCGAATTCATTCTGCAAATCTGTTTGCGTGCTGATATCACCAGAAATGCTTCCCCAGGTTGCGCTACCACCACCACCGGTAAGAATTGCCCAGGCCGCATTTTGGCGAACATATTGATAACCATCTACCGGGGCTTCTCCTACCTTAGTAGCCAGAAGGCCATCAACGCTTTCCTTGGAATAAATATTTAATGCCATTTTAGTAAACGATTAGCTGAGTCCAGTACCCATTTTGCTGAATGTAGTAATTACCATTATTCGGAGCAAGGGGAACATAGGTGCTCGCGGCCGTGGCCGAAAGCAAATAGGGCGATAACGCAGCGCTGGTAATGTATCCTTGGGATGTTACAAAAGTTTGCGTGGCGTACCCAGATAAAGCGGAGTTAGTAATATATCCAGCTGGGTTCGTCGTGGAGTATTTACCATTTAAAGCTGTTTGGAGATCTGTTTGGTTACTAATTAAACCTGTTATATTTCCCCAAGCCACCGTCGATGTGCCAGCGTTTACCCATTGGGTATTATAATTTGTGCCGTCGATTTTAGCTAGGACCTGGCCAGCTATCCCACCCGTCGGCACGCCAGGACCAGCAGGGCCCGTACTTCCAGTAGGTCCAGGAATCCCTTGCGTCCCTTGAGGGCCTGTTTCGAGCTGGAAATTAAAAACTGCGGCCGATGAAGTACCCGAATTATTTACAGTAGGGGGGGTGCCATAAGGTACAGCGCTTACCGTACCGATAGCGATAGTAGCAGCTTCACCAGGCAGGCCACGCGGACCTGGCAGGCCAGTAGTTACCGTTACGGTAGCTGGTGATGGCGTTGACGCGGCCAGGTTAGCGGCCGTCAGTAATGTAATATTCAGCGCCATTTAGTTATAAATGCTGCCAGATAAAAAACTCCCGGTAACGCTGGGCAGGATAAAGAATTGAATGCTTTGGGTTAGGAACGTGCTACCAGCTCCGTAAGTAAACATAATATCCCAATAAGCTGGCCCCACTACCCAATTCATCGTGCTGGTAGGGAAAATTACCGTAAACGTGGTGGGGCTGGTAATTGTAACGATTAAAGGATAATAATTATAACCTGCATCGCGAATAGCTGACGTAATCACTACGCCAGTTAGATCCACAGGACCACCTTCATCCTGGGTATAAACGCAGCTGGCCCCAAAGCTGGTACCCTGTTTGAATTGAATTGGGGGAGGGCTAACGGCCATAAAAACGCGTTATAGTCAAAATTACAGGTTAGGCGTAATTGCAACCGATGGCAGAAGGCCACCACCTGTAAACTTATCGCTACCCGACCAGGGATTTTCAAATGCCACTTCCTGGCTTTCAAAATCTGGGGTGGTTAGCCAATTAGGTAAGTTATCCACCAAGGTATCTGGGCTATAAAAGAAAACCCCACCGTGGATTAAATTATTAGGTAATGTTACCGGGCCTTCCAAATATTGATAAACGTCCCATTTTTTACTTCCTGCATTATATTTAACTTGGGCAATCAATACGCGCTGGCAGTTATATTGGGCGATGTACGGTGAGGCCTGGGCGGTTTGAAATTTGTTAATGGCATCGCCTGCGAACATTCCACCGTTAACTGGGTCCAAGCTACCAGGTACTATGATAGAAATCTGGGTAATGTTTCCGTAAATATCGTAATAAACCTGTTTATCGGTGCCTTCATTCCAGGGCGTGCTGGCAATATCACCAGCAGATCCAGCTGCGATTACCGAAATTAAAGGCGTGCTGGCGAACGTACCACCACGCGAAATGCCATAAGCATTACGAATAATGTAAACGTTGTAGGTATCAGCTCCGTACGTCGATGACGTGCTACCATCTGTGCCAACATTATAGGTTGTGCTGGCAGCTCCTGGCGTTGGGGTATCACCGCTAAGAGTGTCATTCGTCGTACCCGTGGCCGTACCCGAATCGGCCGTGGTGGTAGCTGAATCGCCTGAGCCCAGCGTTACCGTATTAGTTACCCCACCGATTACCGTGGTGACCGTGGCCGAATCACCGGAGCCCAGGGTATAGCTTTGGGTATCTCCAGCGCTCAACGTCGCGAGCACGTTAGCTAGCGAGCTAGGACCCATCTGCGACGATGAAACCCCAGATGGGGTAATTAAATTAGTATTTGTACCCGTAGATCCACCAGAAGGGTTTAAATTATAGGATGTGGTAGCAGTGTTACCTGGCCCCATATTGTAATCCGCGGTACCGTTGCCTAGGGTATAGCTGTGCGTTACCGAATCGCCTGGAGCTGAAAGGGTATAGGGGACCGTACTACCACCCAAAACATAGTGGCCGTTTACAATACCCGATGTGCCGGCCAGGAATTGCGTGGTACCACTAGGCGATGACAAACTATAAGAGGCAGAACCTCCTGTGCCCAGGAACATCGTGCTACTGCCATTATTCGTAATAGGTCCTGACATATTAAGGGGGTGTGGCTAGCTTGATATAACCACCTAGGCCAATGTAGGGTGAGCTTGAATCTGTACCAATGGTATAAGCGCTGGTAGGCCAAACACCATAACTCTGGGTGGTATATTCAATAGTTTCGTTTAAATTCTGAATGATGATGGTACCGATGACCACCTGGATAGCTGAAAAGGTGGTTTCACCATTGTTAATGGTGTTAACGAAAACATCGTGTTGAAGAAATTGCGTGGTGCTCTCTGGCATCGGTTCATTAGTGGTAATGATAGATCCACCAGGTAAAAAACTTACATTGGTCCCAGCACCGATGTAAGGCATAGGTAGCGAGCTTTGGACCGATTGCGTAAGTTCGTTAAGCTGTTTAGCCAGGATTGGCTGGCCAGCTCCAAAGCGCGAATTAAACCTACTACCCGTTCCGTTAAATCCTAAATCATCCATTAGTCGGGGAAAATTGGTGTGGTCATTGTCGGGTAAATATCTGGGTCCCAGGGGAATTCGCCAGAAATCATAATATCGTAAACCACCTTAATCGCAGCTGGCTGGTTAACGTTCCCGATGCATTCCGCGTTGGCCGTGGTTAAAAGGCAATATGCACCCGAAAGAGCACCCACTAAACTGTTAGGGGTAATTAGCGTGGTTTGGTCAGGATCGTGCAAACGCCATCCGACGTGGTTGGTCATTAAAGCTGCTTTATCCAAATGGTCCGGCCCTAAGAAAATAGTACCGCGAACGGTCCACATCGGTTTAAGATATTGACGCACCCCAGCTTTCTTATTGGCGGCCGTGGCCACGTTGGAAACGCCAAACCCATTAAACGCCCAATAATTACTGCTAGAATTCTTAGTGAACATCGCGTTATTGTACCGCGTGCCTTCGGCCGTCCCAGCTAATGGCGTAGCTGAATCAAATCCTGTATCCCCACCGTTAAGCTGGAGATAAGTAAAATTCGGATGGGTTTCAATAGGTTGCGCGGAGGTATTAGCCACGCCCGTACATTGGGCATTACTGTACCCTTCTGCAGCATAGACTCCCATATAATCTATGGTTAGCGTCGCGATGTTGGCTTTATCAAAAGTAATATCCCATTTGTAAGCTATCATCGAAAACCCTAAAGATTCTGGGTAAACCATTACCGATGAATCCCGGCTTTTAATTTTATTTTGAATGTCAATAATGTTCGACATTTGCGACGGGCCACCGTTAATGCGCCAAATGGTTTGAGCTTGGGCCATCCCAAAGGGATCATAATGAATTCCACCAGATGGCTGGCGTAATCCTAAATCAGTTAATGCATTTCCGTAATTAGTACTCATTTGGCTAAATCTACAGGTTCGTTAGATGTGGCAGATAAATTTGGGGTTTTGTTATCAATTGATTTTAACGATTCGGCCTGCTGTTGATTCACATCTAAAATCTGTGCCTGCGTATCATACGTGGCCTGGTAAACGCTGCCAATGTCACCACCGCCAATGGCCTGCAGTGATGACGCAATTACTTGGGGTGCTTTACTGTTATTTTTTTCTAAAGTATCTGCGAAATTAGCGCTAACTTCATCGGTGGCGTTTTCATTACGTTCCGCGATTTCATTAACAATATCATTATAAATCTTTTCCGCAGCTTGTGGGCCCATTACACCAGAAACAGGGGAAGTTAACGCAGCATAATATGAACCACCTTCTGCAAACATCTTATTTGCATAATCTAAAATTTCATCGTTTTTCATTCCCATTTTTTTACCCGTACGAAGGAATTCGTTAGTGAGCTGCTGCTGTTGCTCTGTGGTAATACCTTCCAATCCGTACCGTTCCAGGCCTTGTTTTTCTAAACTTTTATCCAGGGCATTTGAAAATTCTTCCTTAATGGCAAATTCACCCAGGCCTGCAGCCAGCTCGCGCATTAATTCATCCCAGGCACGACCAGCTGCACGTGCGGCCTTTTCAGCTGCCACCCCAGCCCTAATTTCTTCATCGGTAAAAATTTTAGCATTCTCGGCCAGCTCCTTCATATGTTCTGAACCCATTTGAAGTACCGGGATTAAATCAGCTCCAGATTTACCGAAAATCTTCATAATGGTTTCGGTATATTGCGTGGCATCACCAGATTTCTTTATGGCATCTGATAAACTATAAACCACATCTATAGCTTTAACTTGCTTTGCGCTATTTTCATCCGTAGCCAAACCTAAGGCACGTAAGATATTTAAATTAGCGGCCGAACCCTGGGAAGCTTCATTTAAAAACTTATTTGTCTTAACCAGGGCCATCCCAATTTGCTCAATACCTACCCCAGATTCTTTACCAGCTTTACCCAGGGTTTGTAAATCCGATGATGATGCACCCGTTTTCTTCATCGTGTTTTGCAGATCCATAAAGTACTGACCTGCTTCCCGAATCCCGGAATATATGTTACTGACGATAGTAGTAACTGCAAAGGCACCCAGGAACATCTTAGTGGCCTTATTCGCTGCGTCACCAAAGCTATTAGCCATCGCCATCCCGGCCTGTTCAGCTGCGGCCGATGCGCCTTTACTGAGCCCGGAGAAGTCACCACCAAATTTTACTTTTACATCTGAATCTGCCATTTTAATTTCGGTTTAGGTTATTGTTTTTATTTTGAGATTCAGCGGCCTTGTAATCCTCCATAGCTTGCCATTCCTGCTCTGAAACTACATCTATCTTCGCACCATTAGCTTTACAATGGGCAATATGCAGCCAAACAGCTTCGGCTTCTGGCATTGTCCAAGCTTCTTCTAAACTGCACCCATTACGCGTTAGGCCTGCGATAATGGATAAATGCCAGGGGATTCCACAATCACTGCTTTTGCTATCCTTTTCCCAGAAACGTGGCCATAGCGCCTGGGCATTAAAATAGTTAATCAGCTTTATAGCTTCGCGTAAAAAAACAGCAGGCCTATGGTTATATAAAGCTAGTAAATAGCTTTCTTTTAGCGTTGGTCCTCCACGCGTGCTTTCCATATCATACGTGCTTAATACCCGTACCGCAAACAGTAGATCCTGGGGCGTAAGGTTAAGCTTAATATTTAGGACAGGGCTATTTACAGCTTCCAGGGCAACGCGGTGACGTAGGCAGAATGGTAAAAGAGTTTTACCGCAAACCTTGACGGTAGGCGGTAAAATTGTTGCGGCCTTTATCCACCTATTTTCCATCGGTGGGTTAATCCCTTTAGGGATTACGTGCTAATACCTTGGTATTTCTTCGCCTTGATCTGAATCTTACGGAAACCATTGTTAGTACCAGCATCATCAGTTGAAATGATAATGTAGCTAATACCGTTATAAGTAATCGTCGATGCAGGCAAGGGAATCGAGGATGTGGGTTTAAGCACGCCAGTTAACGTAATTTCGTCGCGCTGGTCATCTAAACGCAAGGTGGCTACCACCCCGGTGCTGTCCATTACTTCGGCCTGGATTACATCGGTTTTGCTAATGTCATCCGATTGCAACGTAATAAAACCATTAGTAGAAGTTGCGTCATAAACGCCCCAAACCTGGGCGGTTCCGTAAGTAGTGGGTGTGGCCATAGCTTATAAAAACGCGTTTGTGTCAAAATGGATTACTGGGGTGGGTAAACGGCCACTAAACTGTATTGGATAACGTTACCCCATCGACGATCAGCTACCCCTTCATCATCCGAAATTACCTGGCTAAAATATAATGTACCTTGCTGCCATAAGCTCTGCATCGTCGCAAAATCCTCCATAATGGCCTGGGTGGCCTCCACGCGTGCGCGATGCTGTGCCAGGGTAGAATCATCCGCTGAGGAATAGACGTAAATGCGTACCGTAATGGCAAAATTTCCATTAGGGGTGCCACCTAGATCTGGGTGGGCTTGGGCAGATTCCGCGTGGATAATAATGATAGGTAGGGACCGGATGGCATCGGTTTGACCTGCCACCAGCTCCACGCTGGGAAGCATCGTCGCGTTGGCCTGGAATAAAGCTAATAGCGATTGCTCAGTGATGGTACGAATTCCGTATAACGTAGTCATAAATTAAAATAGGATGCGGTATTGGTAGCTTTCCAAATAACCACAGAATTTTTATTCATATAATTGGCCATCTGGGCACGCATTTTTAAAGCACGCTGGTTAATGGCTGCCTTGGTCCAGGATTCATTACCCAGCTTATTACCGATAACATTACCCACCGTAATTTCTGGGGTTTGCTTTTGTTGGGATTTATCGATGGCGATAGCGTTACCAGCTGCATTTTTATTTTTGGCCCAGGCCGGTACCGTAATTTTTGCACCGATCCTTTGAGCTGCAAACCAGTAAGCAGATTTAAGCAGGCCTACATCCTTTTGCTTAAATTTAATGTATTTATTTAATTCATCTTCATCTTGGACAATAGCAAAAGAATGCTCAGCTTCCTTCGCGGATGTTTTAAGTCCACCACGGCCACCATCTAATCGGTATTGGCGCATAAAGTTATCCATCGCATCTATGCTACCGCGTGGGAAGTACTTGGTTGGCGTTCCCTGGTTGCCATATTTGGCCTGGAATTGTACCCATCGGATTTTACGGCCAGAAGCTGGACCTAACCTATTATTACGTTCACCCCAGGCCTTAAATACGTCATAATCGCCTATAGAAGCGATTTGTTGGCTAGTCGCGTGCTCAATTGGTTGAAATATCTTCCTGGCCGAATTAGTGACGTTATCAAACCCCACCTTTTTAGCTGCAATAGTACCACCCGTTCCACCCGATGATTTGCTAGCAAACGGCCGGGTATATCCCACCATATCTTTACAAAATAAACCGGCCTGCTGGCGAATCACTGTAGATATTTCTTTACCCATAACAGTTGCGTAGTCCTGGATATGGGCCAGAAAAATAGTGTCATCTACTACTACATTACCACGCGCTCGAATTGCCATTACGTTGGGCCAGCGCTAGACATTACTTTACAAATAATCCAGGCCGATGGTGGGCGGTCATTAATTGCGACGATTCTAAATTGTGTACCGTTGTAATTGACCAGGTTACCGTAGATCACAATGCCAGGATTAAGTACCGTATCGGTACGTAAAAATTTAATATCGTATGAAGTTGAATTAAGAAAACCTCCCGTGGTCATATCCTGCTGAACCATCGGTGCTGACATTAAAACGTTAAACGCTACGGGCGTACCGGTAGTAGTGTGCTGAACAGTTACAGCTTTGGGAATTTCGCTAAGAATAATCGCAGCGTCGGCGGCCCATTCATCTTGTATCATTCCCATAAAAACGCGTTACAGTCAAAGCACGTAAATAAAATGGGCTCCGATTTGGAGCCCATTGTTTTTTGTATTTGAATTACGATTACGAAGTAAACGCAACTCGAGCAAGCGCAGCAGGATTTCCGACTGCAGTACCCTGGATTAGGTTGGCATTGAAGTGAAGCTTTCCTTCCTGCCAATTATAATATTGACGGAAGGCGAGAGAGAAGCCTGAACCACCTTCACCATCTTGACCGTTGTCCGTAATAATCTCCTGCGTGCCACCACCGACCGTGATGGTATTGGGCACTCGAATTACCGACATTAAGCCTTGTTTCGCCGATGCGATGCCATTCAAACCTTCAGTATAAGCAGTACCAGTAGTGGGGAAAGCGCTGTACTCCCAGCAGCGAAGGCCGTGAAGCTTACCGAAATATCCGTTGGAAAATTCATTAGACTGACCATCGCGAATAACGCTGTTGTCGCCGATGCTCAAGAATTGCGCTACTTGAGGATCAGCAAGCAATTGAGCATAACCAGAAGGCGAAAGTAATAACGTGCGGCCTTGGTAAGGAATGTTCATTTGCGTTAACTTCGTAACGATAGGAACAATACCACTAGCACGATTAAACGATGCCAAGCTACCAGAGTAACCAGCGTTAGTGAAATTTGCAGACGTGCAAAGAGCTAGCAAGTTGTCAAAAATAGATTTCGCAACTGACTCTACCATAGGTTCAATAAAAACATTTTTCAACATCGTCGGCGAAATCGCAGCGCTTTCAGTATCAGAAAATGCGATATCAACGAAAGTTTGCGTGCTCAACGTAACTGCAATATCAGCAGCGTTAGCGCTTTGCTCAGTGAAACCGACCGAAGGGTCATAGGTTTGAGCAGTAAGCGGAGCAGCGAGGCGCGTATGGACCACGTTACCAATATTCGCAACGTAAGGGGACCAGTCCGTTACGCAGATCTCTTTCAAGGGCTGCAGAACAGGCACCAGCGTGCGAAGGGTTTCGGCCGCCACGAATTGAGGAGCAAGGCCTTGATTTAAAACGGAATTAGTTGCCATTTTGTTTAGTTAATTGTGTTAGGAATTTTTAAGAAAAATTATTTAATGCCTAGGTGAGCGATAATCTTATTACGATGTTTGTTATAGAAAGTTTGCTTTGCAGCACTAGGTGGCATCGCCAGGTATTCTTCCCAGAGCTCTTTACCGGATTTATTTGCAGCTTCTGCTGTGCTACCAGGAATGATTTCTATAGGAGTAGCACCAGCGGCCGCCACGATCTGTGCGGCCTTCTTACCTACTGACTCAATTTTGTTATTAGCTTCGGCCTTTTCCTTTTCAACTGCGGCCAAGCTCTTTAACAATTCTTCAACCTTGCTAGCCAACGCGTCGCGTTCGGAAACAGCAGCTGCGGCCATCTCAAACTTTTCAGTCAAGGTAGCAATCTCAGCAGCCAGCGTATCATTCTTTTCTTTTAACGCAGAAACTTCTTTAGCGTGAGCTTCGGCCTCGGCATTCTTATTAGTGAATGCGGCTTTTAAGGCCTTAAAGGATTCTTCTAAAGTCATAGGTTATAAAAACGCGTTCGTGTCAAATGGTCCGGCCTTTGTGACGTTTTTTAGCACCATCGTTTTGCTTCTTTTCCGTCTCCAGAGCTTCTTCCGCGTCGGCCTCATCATCCATTTTTTTAACGGTATCTGGGTGAATACAATGCCAGCCAGCTTCGGTATAGGCCTCAGCACAATGCTCATCATTTTCGACGATATGGGCGATATGATGACCTTCGGCCTCAATTTTACCTACTACGTCCACCTTGTAATACGGGGTGGCGCGTTCGTCAGCTTCCTGCTTCATATGCAGGCCGTGGTGCTCGACATTGTGTTTAGCCAAATACTCGCTAACTTTAGCACGATCTTCTTCGTGCCGGCCAGTTACCACGTGAATTTCTCGGCCAGCTTTAGCCATCTTTTTAAGGTGACGTGCGACAGATTTATTTAAGGTTTCATCCTCATTTTCATTTTTAATCGTGCCATCGAAATCAGAAATAACGATGTGCTTTGATTCCATATGCTTTTCGTCCTTATCTTCATCTTCTTCCTCATCCTCATCCATTTTAGGGGGAAGCTTATCAGCTTCTAAATCTGGGGTAGTAGGAACGCCATCTTCATCTTCATCATCATCCTCCTCATCATCCTTTTTAGAGGCCTGTGGTTTAAGGTTTAAGTTAATACCAACCAAAGCACGTGCGGACGCGGTAAGTAATTTACCTTTAGCTTCTGGCATCGTTTCATCAGCTTCCAGCTGTTTGTTTTCTTCATCAGCTTCCATTTGCTCAGCCACTGCGGAATCTAAAGATTCCATCAGCTCATCAAACCCATTAATAAGGCCAGTAACCAGGCCAACTGCGGCCGCTTTCGTACCGCTAAAGGTTTGGCCTTCCATAGACGAATCTTCAACAAATTCGCGGACCGATTTAACTGCCGTTTTAAACTGCGCCCAAATATCGATAACTTCCTCCTGGAGCATAGCACGCTGGCGTTCGTCTAAAGACGTGCCAGGAATTCCAGCACCTTTGAACATCCCGGCTTTGATAACGTCCATTTTAATACCTTCGTTAGCATAGGCCTGGGACATATCTGGATAAGCGATGTAAACACCTACCGAACCCACCGTAGATGATGGCGTGGCATAGAAGCTCTTAGCTTGCGATCCAAGCCAGTAGGCAGCGCTGCAGGCCTCGCTATCCGTAAAAGCGATAGTGTTTTTACTGCAATTTTTAATACGATTAGCCAGCTCTGGAACGCCCACTGAGCAACCACCAGGCGAATCAATATGGAAAATAATGTTAGTAATACTTTTATCGTTTACTGCATCTTCCAACATTTCTTCAACGTCCTGGATATCGCAACATCCGCACATCTTTTCCATTTCGGAAAGATTCTTACCGATTACACCTTTAATGGGAATTACCGCGTAAGGAGGAAACTTTTCATAGGTTTGAACTTCACCGAAAATGGCTGCAACCATTTCGCCAATATCCGAAATTTTGGTACCCAGGGGAATATGGGTCAGTTGGTTAGTACGCTCCAGGTAAGCTGCAGCTTGCTCAGATTTAATGAGCAGTGGGCGATTACCCTTAATGTCTTTTAATAAATTCTTCATAATTTTTTTTAGTAAATAGTTAGGTTAATGTTTTAAATTCTTCGTCATTATCTTCGGTATCAGCTTTTGGGCCGTTATCACCGTCGATATCCGGGATAGATGTATTGAGAGGCATATAGATGCGCCAGGGCTCCAGGCCTTCCTCTTTACAACGTTTTAAAATATATTTTTGCTCATTAATGCGGCGCTCGGTTTCATCATAGAAATCACTGCCACGTTCCGCAAAATCATCGCTAAGGGTTTTCAACCCCATTTGAATATCGCGCTGGTTAGCAGAAGCATCCCGGCCAGCATCTACAGTAATCTTGCGTGGAGTTACCCAATTAACCTTATTGAAATTGTCATTAGGTGGTAGATCGCCATTAGCGATAGCGGACGCAATAACGTACGCGTAGGTGGGCGAACATAACCTATCGATTAAAACCTTTTGTCGGGCTTCAAATACGCGCTGGGCTTTGGCAGTCACTAAACGTACTCCAGTAGAACCTGGTTTAGATGGATCTACGGTAAATTCATAAGGTAGCACGCCACCTACCGAATCCCGATTAAGCTGGTCAATAAAGGTTTGAAAATTCTCGTTAGCTCGCGTGCTGGTGTGTGATTCCAGCTTTTCACCTGGGCTTAATGCCAGGATTTTGCCACCCACAAAAGCACCCACCTCACCTGGGTTTGTATAAACTGAATTATTGGTTTGGCCCCAATCTTGAGGGCGCATCCCGAAACTTTGGAAATCGGCCACATCTCCAGCGAATTCACCAGCTTCTTTAGTGATGGTGCGAACAATATCCGCGTTAGCTTTTACCGCTTCTTTTTCCAGCGATAACATTTCTAAAATATCTACAATATTATTAATACTGTGCTGGAGAGGGGAATAAGCTCGTGCACCACTAACTTGCTCTGGGTGATGCACGTGCATCATCGACGCAGCGGAAACTTCGCGTGCATCGCCATCAGATTTGATAATATTATATCCCGTTACCTTACCGTATTTATTAAAAATAATTCCGTCGAAAATCCCAGCTTGTGGGTTTTCAGTATAATTAGTGGTGCCTACCCGGTGACTCTCGATAATCTGTAGCTGGCAGTTACCCTGGGTGTCGAATGTCTTTAGGGCAAAAACTTCACCGTCGATATCGATGCGACGCGAACAAATCTGCTGAACGTCAGCGAAATTATAACGGCCCGTTACTTCACAAACCTGGCTACTCCAATTATGAAAGTAATCATAGGCCATTTTATCCCAGGCCGCATCGCCACTGGCTGGTTGAGCTTTGAGACCATCACCGACGGAATAAAGCGCCATATCACTAACCATCTGACGTACCAGGCCACTATTAACCGAAAGCCAGCGCATTTTCCGCGTTAGCTCCTGGCGGTCAAAAGTGGACATTACCTTCTTAAAATCAGCAGGATAAGGCGAATTAATCCACTGGCGTTTATTACTAAACTTAGCTCCTTCAAATTGGCTAAAAATCCCACTACCTCCCCATCCACCTCCAGCACCACCCATCCCATCAGCTCGCGCTTTTAATGGGGTGTTTTTACCTGCAGTTTTCTTAACAGGTAAATTAATTTTCTTTTTAGGGATGCGTGCCATATCTACAAATTTTATAACCCTCGGAAATTCCACAGGCCGTTATAAACGCGCACAGTGTCTCGGTTTCCGTATTGCATTGGGTTTAAAATCTGTAGCGCATAACGACATTCCACTAAGGCCACCTGTGGATCCATAGCGAATTTTTTACCCACAGATGTACCGGAATCTGTGTAACTCATCATCGTTTTACCCTCCAAAATCATCGCAGCAGCTTGGTCGCGAATCGCCTCAATAGTGGTTTGAGGCAACGTTAAGAAGCAACCGGTAGGGCGTATGCTCATATAAAATCGCGTTACAGTCAAAATAACCATAACGGGGCTACCAACCTTGCATAACAAGATTGGCAGCTTTGCGGCTAGACCACCAATGCCCAATGAATCCCACCGCGATGTAAATATGCTTAACTGCTCTGCCATTGTCAAGGGGTAGCAGTTTTATTTTCATCCTGGCCATCTTCACTACTATCCTGGTCAACCCGGCCCGTAAGCTTATAGGCCATAGCTGGCAGGAGGCCTATACATTCAGTGTCGAAAAAATGGTTTGGCCTATCACCTATTTGTTCCCAGATGGGTTTCCCACCACTGGTAATGGTTCGGCGCTCTGATTGCATTTGAGCTAAGTACTCCTGGGGAACGTCCTGGGCACGCGTATGTCGGCCACGTCGGATTAACGTGCTGAGGGTGTCCTTAAAACGTAAATTTGAATAATAAAAAACTTTAACCCGTTTCTGGCCACTGGTTTCTATAATCGCAGGCGAATAAGGCCTATATTCGGTTTTCGTCATTCCACTAGGTAGGCGAATCTTCCAGGCAAATTCGTTTCTCTGATCGCCACGCGTCGCATTCCAGCCACGTGCACCACAAGCTGCTAGCACCTCATCTTTCTGGTCACCGCAATCTACGAAAACATTAAATGGGTGAACGTCGTGCTTTTTCTGCACGTCGGCGAGCTCCGACCAAGCAAACACATAACCACAGGCCACTAACCGGCTTTTACCCTGGGCATCCCAACTTCGGATGGTGTAATAAAATCCACGTTTCTGTACGTCCACGGAAAGGAACCTACAGCGCACCAGCTCTTTCTGGTTTAAAGGATCTGGTGGTAACGCGATACCCGTCACTGGTTTACCATTAATAAATTTAGCTTCATCAGGCCAGGGGTCACCTAATTTATATTCACCCACCGTTTCTTCTATCTTAATTTCATCAGCTTCCTCCTGCCAATGCTGGGCCAAGCGCTTTGTTTTGAATTCCTGGCGTGCGACGGTATCGCCACGTTCATCGTACGCCCTACTGGCCTCAATACATTCCACTGCCAAATCACCCCAGCTTAATCCCCACTGCGAGCATAAGGCGTTAAAGTTATAACCTCGACGCTCTTTAGGTGCTCGTGGATTTGTGGCCACATAAGCACCCGTGGAATTTAACCTGGTGCGTACCGCATTAGTGTCTTTTAGCTCTGAGCTACATTTCTCACAAATATAAATTACCCCAGCACGTACCTGGTTCAAATCCCATCCCGTGGTAGTCAGAGCTGTTTCCGGAAACTTTAACGATGTCCATTTATATTCTTGGCGATGGCCGCAATCTGGGCACGCAAATGTCCAAACCCGTTGGTCCGTGGTTTTCCAGAATTCGGCCCAATCGTGGCCTTCCGTTCCACCCTGGGAAACAAAAACTGTTTTGCTTTGCCATTTGAAAGCAGTGGTTCGCGCCAAAGCTTCTTTTATAGATCCATTACCCCACTGCCAAACCTCATCACCCAAAATGTACCGAATTGAACGGCGCTGTAAGTTGCGTTCGTTATTTGCACCCAGCACCCAGGCCGAATTTGTTTTAAAATTAATTGCTCCTTTTTTAGGAATTCCTTCTGGACCAATAAGATTTTTAACAGCTGGGATAGATTCCCATAACACCCTTAAACGCGTATCCAGCCAATCGTCGGCGTTACGGTCAATATCTTGAAGCATTAGCGTCGGGCCAGGTGCCAGCAGTGGAATTAAACAGCTCGCTGCTTCCGTCACCCAGCTCTTGCCCATTTGGACCGAACCTAGTACCGCAATCTCCTGTACTTCTGGATCAACTAAAGCACGCAAGGGTTCAGCTAACCAAGGCGAATTCTTAATGCGAAACGGTCCAGATTGCGGTGAGTACGGAATAGATTTAACGTGGTGCTCCAACCAGGCCACTGGGTCCCTATGAGGATCTGGAGCTAATACCGAACGTAATTTGCGCTCAAATGCTATCGCTGCTGATATCTCCATTAAAATTTTCGGATGGGGGTGATTCTGGTGCAATAATTTGCTCCGGTGTTACCATCTCAGTTATTGTTTCGGTTTGAGCTTGGGACCATTTGGCTAACAGCTTCTGGGCGTGGGCATCGATAGCTTTTAACGCGGTGCCAGGTGATTCGGGGTTTGCGGCCGTGGCTACTTCCATCCCAAAGGCCAGCAGGTCGGCTTTAATCTCAATTAAAATCTTGGTAAGCTTATCGACGGCCAGGACCACCTTAATCAACTCCTTTGATTCAATTGCGCGTGCCAGGGCTTCGCGTTCAAATTTAACTAAAGTCCACGCAATCTTCTCATAAGTTTGGTAAAGCTTGTTTTGATTCGGGTCACCAGCGTCGCGAGCTGCGATGTATTGCTGGCGAGCGTCCTCTTTCAGATCTCGGTGACGCTGTACGGTTTCTTCAAAAGTGGTATCAGCTTGGATAGATGTACGGTCATAATTTATTGGGGCCCGAACCTCCACCCCACCACGCTGGCCACGTAAAAGCCGGGCCTCCCTCCAGGTAGTGGCAGCTTCCAGCGAATCCAAGGGGCACCCAGCTCGAACCAAGGCAGCTGCACGCGATGGGGTCACATTAAAATGGGCAGCCAGGTCTTTATTTGTAAGCGCCATTTAAAATCAGCTTTTTTGGCCGAAATTTTTCCGCTTCCCCTTAATTAAACTGGGTTTTTGAGTGAGAATCTTACGGAGTCGCGGTCGCGTTCGCCTTTTTAAGGCCTTTTCAAAGAGATTCCTTGCCGGGGGGCTCCCTGCTTCTAAAACGGTCAGGATTCGGCTAATACGCATCGATAATACCGCATTCTGTGGCCTCATATAAACTGAATTTTCCAAACCAAGGCGCCTTAAGAGGTTTGTGCATCGCCAGGAAACGGTAGCACGAGTAACATTATATTTTTCTGCCAAATCAATCTGCTTAGGTGCGTCGTACATCCCTAGAACAATGCGTACCACGTCCGCATCTAACCTGGTAGATGGATCAGTAGAATCGTCCATAGATTTGACCAGAAAAATTAGGACCGAGTTTAAGCGCTGTGAAATTGTTTCCATATCAGCTTCGGTAAGCTGATAAGTTTTAGGTTTTTTTTCTTCTTTGGCGGCCAGGTTTTCAAAAGCAGAATCGTCGATGCCAAATAGCTTAACAATATTATTATGTTTAGATTCCCTGGTAACTACTGTGCCGGGTTGCATCGATATCGGAGTATCGTTAACCAAAGCACGCGAATCTAATGGGTCACCAAATTCTGGTTCAGATGCATCGAAGCATTTAGAATCAATTAAACGCTGCTTTTCGGATGGTTTTAAACCACGCCACCATTTACGGTACTCGTCGGTTAATTCTTTATGGGCCACCCTAGCTAATCTGGGCAGATTCGTTAGGTACGCAACGCGTTAGCTTCCATTGGTTAACGGTGGTGTCAAATGCCACCAGGGATTTACGCGTTAAGTATTTCATCATCGAAGCTGGTTTTAAAGTACCCAAATTAAGATGCAGATCTACCAGGTAAGCTTTAAATTCCTTTTTAGTTTTAGGCCAGCTAGTGGCCTCCAAATAACTCTGCCATTTATCAGCATATTCCTTGGCCTTAGCTACGTGCTTACCGCGATTAACTTCCAAAGCTATAAACATCTGCATTGGCATATTCCTCCAGCGCTTACCCCAGTAGGAATTGTGTCTTATCCTGGTCTTTCTTTTATTCATTGGAGCTATCAGGAATGTTATAAAATTGAGGCCGAACCCATTAAGGGTTCCAGGCCGATAATTTTATATATATTTTTATATACCCCTTTAGGGGTATTAAAATATTACTAAGTGTCCACGTTTTGGGAGTGGGGTGGGGCATTAGCTTAAAATCGGTTTTAAGGTGGGTTTAAAGTGGGGGTCTTAGGGTTTATATGGTTCGCACCCTGTTATCGCCTTGGCGGCCTGTTTCCGCTTGATTTAGAGGCATCCTGGGATTGAGGGGCATCCTCTGACGTGGCATATTCCCACCTTAGCACGTTTCGGTCCCTGGAATGTCGAATTAAGATTTCTGGGGCAAAATCACCGTTAGCGTTCCGCATATTGGACCTGGAACGGCGCTTAGTTAACGCAAATTTAAAAACAGGGTTTTCGCCTGGCATTCGCATCAGTACGGCCGTCTCCCGAAAGAAATTAACAAATTCTGAGCTGCCAAACCCACTATAGGCCAGATCTGCAGTGGTTTGGCCTTCTTTATCCGCGGCCTTCATCGGTTTACCGGTGTGATGCATCGCGATAAATATGCATCCCGTTTCCATTAGGACCGGCGCCAAATCGTGGCGTAAAAAATTAGTTACCTCTTTCTGCTGGGATAAATCAATACCTGCAAAGGAAAGTAATGGATCACAAATGAAAACGTCACAGCTATGTTTGAGGATTAGCTCGCGCATCGTGCGTACAAACTTCTTACCTGTGCTGGTAGCGTCGCGGTAAAAGAATAAGTTTTCTTTCAGCACGCGTAAATCAGCTGGGTGTATGTCATTACCAATAGCACCTTTTAACTGCTCACTGCAATCACCAGCGTCATTTTCGGCCTGCAGAATAATAATCTTTAATGGTTTTTTAGGTCCGATGCCAAAAAAATCCCGGCCCAGGCACCACTGTACCGCGGCCTGAGTCATCGCAGTGGATTTACCGGTGCCAGATTGGCCTACCCAAAGCAGTGACCCCCCTTTGCATAACCACCGATTACCGAAAACATTATTAGGGTCATTCTCCTTATCAAAAGAAAGCAAATCATCTAATAGCATATTTTGCGCACCCTCTAATTTCTTATCCTGGAAATTAATGGCCGATATTGCGTTAAGATTATTAACTAGGTAATCGGTTAGCTTGCGTGGATCAGTGGCAGGTTCGTTACTGAGCTCCAGGGCACGCGTGGCAGTTTCGACGATGGCACGTAGCGTCGATGTGCGCTTAATGCTTTCTGCCCATTGTTTGTTTAAAATGCTAAAACCTACCTCAGTGGTTAAAGCTGAAATGTACGCGGCCTGTACGGGCGAATTCCATTTACGCAGTAATTCGGTGACGTTCAGCTCGTCGGGTAGGTGGCCATCCTGGGCGATGGTTTCCATAGCAGCGTATATATCCGCGTGCTTTGGTTCATAGAAATCACTGCTTTTAAGCTCTGGCAGTGGTTTCAATTGGTCGCGTAGCAAAACCCCGATAAGGGCACGCTCCGCATCGATAGATGAGGGTATAGGGTTGGGCATTGGTTAACGGTAAAGATTACTTCATTTTCTTAATCAAGGTTTTTTTAATAGAATAGTAATTAGTGGGCATAATTCGGTTATAACTATCTACCGTCCTAAAAACCTTAGTGTCTAAAATATTTAATTCTTTTGCTTCGCTAATTAATCGCCGGGTTTGAGTTTCCGACATATTCCATTTTTTCATATAATCTTTAATCGTAAAATAACCAGGTGGTACTTTTTCGGCCGATTTCTTAATGGCGCTAATAATGGCCTGCAGTGATTCGTCAGTTATTTGGCGGCGTTTCTTTTTCATCGGGTTTTGTTATTTTGGTTTTATAATACATATTGCGCCACATTCGCGTGGAGGCCTCTAGCATTTCGCATTGGAGCTCCAGTTTAATGATCTGGGTGTGCATCTGGTTATATTCGTATCGGTACCAGTCTAGGGTTCCTTCGGTATATGGGTTAGGCATTGGTAGAGAAAAATTTAAAATTAGTAGGCCAAACCCATTTGCCGCTCGGTCCAGATTTATGGATTAGCCAGGCCTTGTAATCATCACCGTCGATGATGCCAGCGACAAATCCACTACCCCATCGGGCAGTGGCTAGACGATTTTTCGCATAAACCATCGCAGATTTATCGCATAGGCACCCAGCTGAAAACGCATTACCACTACCGTGTTTAATTAACGCTTCGCTGGCCAGGTTATGAGTATGGCCGTGGATTAAGGCACCTCCAGGAGTAGCATAATGTATTCCCTGCTGGGTGGTGGCATTACGGCCGTGGGCGTACCCGTGGATAAAGGCCACTGGGCCGATGCGATGCACCCCTTTATCATAATGATATTTAATAATCTTCCTGCAGCCAAAGCTACGCAATTTACTATGAATCTGGTCCTGCACATCTTCGGCCAGATCGCGTTCCTTAGCGTTAGCCAAGTTAATGATGGCCTGGGTAATGCGATCTTCGTGGTTTCCGTAAAGGAAAACGGTAGGCCGGTACCAGCTGAGCATTTTAAATCCTTCCTGTAAATCTGGTTTACCAGATTGATTATGTTCCTGGGAATCGGAACCACTGCCTTTACGCCATCCGCGTAAATCAAAGCAGTCCCCCAAATGAATGCGCTCGTGGGGTTTAAAATCTTTACAAAATTCTTTTAAAGCAGCCAGGGCATTAGGATCACCGTGGTCACCGTGGTTATCACCAGCAGCTACAAATTTGATTACTTTGCCCATAGTTTAATTATTATATTTTCCTGTTTTACTTGGCTGGTTTGGCAATATTCCAAATATCCACAGCTGGGTGAATTCCGTATTTTTTAGTTAAGTAATTAGCCATTAAATCACCGGTCTCAGTCATTTGATGTACCTGGCATTTTAATAAATCATTTTTAGCTGTAAGCTCATTAATTTCTAAACATAATTTTCTGACCTGTTCGCGCCAGGCAGGAATGACGCGGCTCGCTGGGACGTTATCCCATTCGGTATTAGGTTCGCTCACGGCTGCTTGCCTTCTTTTTGCTCGTCGATTCGCACCCATTCAAAGCAAGGCACCATCGTGACGGAATAATCTTCTTCTCCGTTTTTCTGAACACAAACAACCCTGTAATTAAGGCCGTTTTCGTTTCGGATAATGTCGCCAACAGAAGGAAGCGGCTTCCCGATAAATGGATCTTCGCTCACGACTGCACCCCCTTGGCGGCGTGCAACTTTGCCTTCAACCATTTGTCAGCGAGAGAGTATCCAGAAACAATGACACCACCATCTCTCAAGGTGTTTGCCATCGCATCCCCGGCCTTGGTCAGACGCTCAATCTGTGCCTCTGCCTTGTTCCGTTCGGACAGCGTCTCGGCTTGAAGCAGGGTCAGGCGCTCGACCTCGGCCTTGTATCGTTGGCATTTAACCTCAATTTTCTGATAGTCCTCTATGCCCACATAAGGGCCACACCACCATTCAACGATATCGCAAGTTTCACGCGACAATCCGTAACGCTTCGGTTCGCTCACGACTGGCCTCCATTCTTGGCGGCTTTGATTTGTTTCTCCCTTTGTTCTTTCTCTGAAGGCAGACCCTTCTTTGCTCGCAACCATTCTTCAATTTGCCAGCAAGTCAAAGAATTGCCGATGATAGTAATCCAGAAAGCCATATCG